ATATGGTAGCCGTTATGGTGATAAAGATGGTCGCAACAAACGTGACTTGATGAAAGTGATTCACTATGCTATGCTACTGCTTCACTTTGATGGTCATTATTCTCGTGTTGATAATGGTCTTGCCGAATTCCGTTGATTATGAAACTCAAACCACAAATTATGAAACTTTCTGAAAAAACCATCTCCATTCTCAAAAACTTTTCTTCTATTAATCAATCTATTTTGATTAAAAAAGGAAACAAACTTCGCACAATTTCTGTGATGAAGAATATCCTTGCCGAAGCAGAGATTGATGAAACATTTGAAAAGGATTTTGCGATTTATGATTTGAACCAGTTTTTGAATGGTTTGAATCTTCATCAAAGTGCCGATCTTGATTTTGCAAATGATACTCATCTTGTAATTCGTGATGGTAAATATCGGGTGAAGTATTTCTTTGCCGATCCTGAAGTAATTGTTGCTCCTCCAGAGAAAGAAATTCAACTTCCATCAAAAGATGTTTGTTTCCAATTGGAACATTCACAGTTGGATAAAATTCTGAAAGCAGCAGCAGTTTATCAACTTCCTGATCTTTCCGTAATTGGAGAAGCAGGAGTGATTCGTTTGGTGGTTCGTGATAAAAAGAACGATACTTCAAATGAATATTCAATCGTTGTGGGTGAAACTGATCAGGAATTCACACTCAACTTCAAGGTTGAGAACACCAACAAGATCATTTCTGGATCTTACGAGGTGGTAATTTCATCTAAACTTTTGTCACATTTCAAAAATTCCAGGTATAATGTAGAGTATTATATTGCTCTTGAACCCGATTCTACCTTTGGTTGATGGAATTTCTTCTTTATCTCACTCCGATTGGGCATCAAATACTCAATCGTGTGATGATGAGACATTATCATGTCGTTGAAAATGCCCCTATTTGTAGGGGTCATAATCTGTTTGGGGTTCGTAATACTCCAAATTTTACCATTTGCACTGACAACATCAAAAAATATGATGTAAATTCTACTGAGTTTTATGTGAATGAAACCATTTACCATGAGTCAGTTCATGTCGCACAAGAATGTAAAGGTGGTTCTCTTGGTATTACTAACATACATCTAAGTTCTAATAAAATGAAAGATGTTATGAATTCAGTAAATGGATACAATCCACATGGTAAAATACTTGAAATGGAAGCTTATTCCTTAGAAGACAATCCCGAACAAGTTCTTTATTATTTGAAAAAGTTCTGTTTTTAATTATGAACATTACATTTGCAAGTATTCTTTTTATAAATAGTTATGTAGTTGGAAGACAATCAAATGTATTGCTTGGAATGTAATTCTCCTCTTGGAAGAAGACAAAAAAAATTCTGTTCTTGTAAATGTATGAATGTATATAATGCAAGAGAATTTGGTATGAAGCACCGAGAGGAAAAACCAAATAGATACAAAATTTGTAAAGAATGCAATCAATCATTAAATCTCAATAAGTTTAGTTTGATTGAAAAATGGAATCCAAATTCTGATACTAAAAATACTTGCAAAAAATGTTCCGCAAAATTAAATGAAAAAAATAGGAGAGATAGAGATTGGAAAGTTGATGCTGCCAGACTTCTTTATAGTAATATAAAATCAAGATGTAGAAGATTGGGGAGAGAGTTCTCTATTGAATTAGAAGACATTGTTATTCCCGAAAAATGTCCTGTATTTGGATTTGATTTAAAAAGAGAAGATAGAGAAACTTGGATGTTTGCTCCAAGTGTTGATAGAATAGACAGTTCCAAAGGGTATATAAAAGGAAATGTTACAGTTGTCAGCAGAAGAGCAAACATACTCAAAAGGGATGCTACACTAGAAGAGTTAGAGCAACTATTTAATTATTACAAAACTTTGAGGAACTAACTTTGAATATTTTCGTTAATGATCCGTGCCCGGTTCTTTCTGCCGTGGCACTTCCTGACAAACATATCGTAAAAATGCCTTTAGAGACATGTCAACTAATTTCTGTCATCTACTCCAAGTGGTATTATAATTGGGGAACCATTCCCAAGAAAGACGGAACTCCCTATAATACTGAGAAGGGTGCCTTCCGCAATCATCCCTGCACTCAATGGGCAGCAAAATCCCATGAGAACCTTGCCTGGTTGATTCGGCATGGTTATGCCCTGTGTAATGAGTATCGGCATCGTTATGGCAAAATTCATGCTTGCTTTAATGGAATTCAAGCAGCAGAAGTTATCTTTCTCGATAACTCTGGTAAAAGCCTTAACATCTATAATAATGTGGTAGAATTCACAAGGGCTATGCCTGACGAATACAAACTTAATGGGAGTATTGATACGTTTACAGCATACAAAATGTATATTGCTTCCAAACCTTGGGTTGCGGAGAACTATCTTCGCATTCCTGAAAGAAAACCTGATTGGATTTAATTATGAAAGAACGAAATGACTTTATCTGGACGGAACGATATCGCCCAAAAACTATTGAAGATTGTATTCTTCCTGAGAATATTAAGAAAACCTTTAGTGATTTTCTAAATAAAGGTGAAATTCCAAATATGCTACTTGCTGGTCCCCCAGGAGTTGGTAAGACCACAGTAGCAAAAGCATTATGTAATGAGTTAGGAGTAGATTTTTATGTCATTAACGGATCCGACGAAGGTAGATTCCTCGATACTGTCAGAAACAATGCGAAGAACTTCGCTTCGACCCTCTCGCTTTCGTCAACTGCTAAGCACAAAGTCATCATCATTGATGAGGCAGACAACACAACCAATGATGTTCAACTCCTCTTACGGGCGTTTACTGAGGAATTTAGTAGAAATTGCAGATTCATCTTCACCTGTAACTACAAAAACAAAATTATCGAACCCCTCCATTCCAGATGTGCAGTCGTCGAATTTGCAATCACAAATAAAGACCGACCAAAAATTGCATCAAAATTCTTTAAGCGATTGGGCGAAATCTTGGTTAAAGAGAACATTAGATACGACGACAAAGTAATTATTGAGTTAATTAATAAGCACTTTCCAGATTGGCGTAGAGTTCTTAACGAATGTCAAAAATATTCTTCTAGTGGTGAAATTGATGCTGCAATTCTTGCATCATTTTCGGATATAAAAACTAATGATCTTATCAAATATCTGAAGGAAAAGAACTTTACAGAAGTTCGTAAGTGGGTGGTTGCCAACTTGGATAATGATTCTTCAGTAATTCTTCGTAAGGTTTATGATGCTTGTTATGAGTGTCTTTCTCCAGCATCAATCCCTGCTGCTGTTCTTATTATTGCTAAGTATTTGTATCAAGGTGGATTTGTTGCCGATCAGGAAATAAATCTTCTTGCTGCTCTTACGGAGATAATGTGTGAGTGTGAGTTTACATGAATTTTTTTAAAATTGATAAACGGAACTTATATGAAGTTCCTGTAAAAACAACTCCTACAAATGTGAGGGAGGCAAACGAAGGTCTTTTTCGTGCTAAAATGACTTTGCCCGCTGCTGCTGCCCATTGTGGCATGACGCAGAAAGAAATGAAACTTACTTTTTTTGAATACCTAAAGTATAACAAACCTGATTATAAAAATGATTAATTTTATTGAAACTATTGATTTGATGCGTTTGTCTTTCTTTTTTTCTAGTTTATCTGGAAATATAGATCCAACTCAATATTTTGATGTTGGTAGAATGATTGAATTTGCATATGAAGAGTATAGTAATGGGAAACTAAAAAGAATTAATGAAACAGGTAAAGATTTAATTGATTTGAATGGTAAAACATATGAAAGTAAGAAGGTAACATTTAAGAATAAAAATGAAATGGCAGTCAGGGATTTTGTTATAAAAAATGGAAGAGGTGCTTCTAAAGATATTTCTGACTTTGTTCCCGCTGATTATTACATTTTTAGCGATCCTGAAAAATTAAAAGCATGTTGCGTTCCTGGAAATATGCTTTATAATTTTAAAAAATCCGGCAGTAATGATATTACAGCAAGTTGTAATCCAGAACATAAACATTTTTTTCTTTATAGTGGACCTTCTTGGAATAGAAATTATTTTCAAGAAAAGCATGATTTTATTATAAATTTTATACGGAGCGTTCCTCATGAAATCTCTTAAAACCCCGTTAAGGTACCCTGGAGGTAAGTCCCGTGCTTGCATTAAGATAGACGCCTATTTCCCAGATCTACGAAACTATGATGAGTTCCGAGAACCATTTCTTGGTGGTGGAAGTGTTGCTATTCATATTACCAAAAAATATCCTAACTTGGATATTTGGGTGAATGATCTGTATGAACCTCTTGTAAACTTCTGGCAACAACTCCAGATGTTTGGTATAGATCTTAAAGATAAACTTACAGAACTTAAACTAGCAAATAATACACCAGAATTAGCAAAAGATCTTTTTTTAAAATCAAAGGAACTTGTTAATGACCAAGAGACATCTAGTCTTGATCGTGCCGTAGCATTTTATGTTGTAAATAAGTGTTCTTTCAGTGGTCTCACAGAGAGTTCTTCATTTTCAGAACAGGCATCTAACTCTAACTTCAGTTTGCGGGGGATTGAAAAATTGCCTGAATATTCTAAACTGATTGCTAACTGGCGTATAACTAATTACTCCTACGATTATCTGATGGATGGAAATATGGGTGCTTTTATGTATCTTGATCCTCCTTATGATATTAAGGATAATCTCTATGGCAGAAAGGGATCAATGCACAAGGAATTTGATCACGATAAGTTTGCTGCTGATTGCAATTCCAACAATATGGATATGTTGGTAAGTTATAATACTGATCAACTTGTAAAAAACCGCTTTTCAGGTGGAAAATGGAACGCTGCTGAGTTTGATTTGACTTATACGATGCGTTCTGTTGGTGAATATATGCGTGAGCAAAAACAACGTAAAGAACTCTTACTTTTTAATTATGGAATTGAAGGACTGGTTAAACTCGATCAATCAAACGAAAAAGAATCTGATTGATGAAGATCCTTCACTTGAGAAGGATTATGCACCATATATTATCAATCGATGTCTTTCTGGGTATATTGAATGTTTAATGTATGCGAATGAAATGAACAGATATCATTTTCTTCCAAAGAAACTCCAGTATGACTTTTTTATAAATAGTCTGAGAACTAAGAAGAGATTTACTCCTTGGCTCCGTAAAGATACGATCAAAGATCTTGATTATGTCAAACAATACTATGGTTATAGTAATGAAAAGGCAAAGCAAGCTTTGAGAATTTTAACAAAAGAACAGATCGATTTTATTAAATCAAAACTTGATATTGGAGGATCAAAATGAGCGTTGTAAAAGAACCTATTGTGAATTGGGCACCAAACCAAATGGTTGAGGTAATCCTCAACGAACCTGATGATTTTTTGAAGGTTCGTGAGACTTTGACTCGTATCGGAGTTGCTTCACGCAAGGAAAAGAAACTCTATCAGTCATGCCACATTCTTCACAAGCAAGGTAGGTATTATCTTGTTCACTTTAAAGAATTGTTTGCCCTTGATGGTAAACATGCTAATCTGACTGTAAATGACGTTCAACGTCGTAATCGTATTACTCAATTGATTGCTGATTGGGGTTTGGTTACTGTAGTTAATCCAGATCAGATTTCTGATATTGCTCCTTTGAATCAAATCAAAGTGCTTTCTTATAAGGATAAGGGTGATTGGATTTTGGAAACCAAATATAATATTGGTGCAAAACGAAAGGTTGAGGAAACCGAATAATTTTTGGGGGGAGTTCCACACTCCCCTTTTTTGTATCTTTGAATATATAATAATGATGTTGCCTTTGGGGACATTATTAATTTACAGACGCTTTAAGGAGGTCTATTATGTTTGGAACAAGTTCGCTTACACTCTCAGTACCAGAAACTGCAAAGTATCTGATGGAGATTCAGAAAAACAGCATTGGGTTGGATGAGTGGTTTAAAAGGTTTGATACTGCGTTTGAATCGCATACCAACTATCCACCATACAATCTAGTCAAAGAAAGTAATGTTGATTTCAGATTAGAAATTGCACTTGCTGGATATAAAAGAGAAGATATTGAAGTCACTACGGAATGGAATAAACTCTTTGTGGAAGCAAAGAAATCTGGAAATTCAGATGATGAATACTTACATCAGGGATTAGCAAAAAGAGCATTTACTCGCACTTGGACTTTATCTGACGATGTAGTTGTTGGAGATGTTTCTTTTGAAGATGGATTACTCACAATTAAACTAAATAGAGTTATTCCAGAGCATCAGAAGAAAAAAGTTTATGAAATCGTATAAAAGGTTTCTTGAGATTGCTAATAAAAAAGTAAAATTAAAAAAACCTAAAGTAAAAGAAGGTGAAGATAAACCAGAAGATTATGAATATATGGGGTCTGATGATCAAATGCTACATGAACCTGGTGATACTGGAATTTGATTAGAATAAATAATTTAAAAAATGAAAACCTTCAAGCAATTCATGAAAGAAATGGAAGGTGACTTTGGATCTCCAGCACCTAAACCGGTAGAAAAGTGCTATGGTAAAAAAATTACCTATGCAGGATTGAAAAGAAAAGTTTGTGCTTTTCATAGAAAACGAGAGTAATTATGAAAACTTTATCTCAATTTTTATATGAAGTTCGTGGATGCTCTACTTGCAAAAAAATGAGCTGCAAATGTGGTTCTCCCCCCGAAAATAATGATCCAACTCCAGGTCAGGCAGGTTGAAAAAAAGAAAAGAAAATTATTGATAGAATCAATAATTCTGATGGTACTAATGTTAATTGATAAATAATTTGGGCTACCCACAATTATTGTCGCCGCAGAGGGGCACCTGGCAAAATCCAGGTTGACACCCCTCTTTTTTCTTGCTATAATGTATTGAAGAGGAAATTTAAAAATGTCAATTAAAATTGTTTTATTGAAATCTGGAGAATCTATTATCTCCGATGCCAAAGAACTTGTTTTAGAAGATAAACCTTGTGGATATTTGCTTAAAAATCCACATAAAATTCAATTAAATTATGATGGTGGAATTCTTCTTACGGAAAATAAAAATTCTACTCAAAGTGGAGAAGTAGAAGTTACGTTTTCAACTTGGATCCCACTAACTAGTGATAATGAAATTGTTATCCCGAAAGATTGGGTTGTTACTATTGTAGAACCGCTTAAAACTATAACGGAAATGTATGAAGAAAAAATCAACGAACAAAATAATAAAGTGTCTAATTCTCAAAATTGATACTACCGTAATTTCTGAAATTGATGAAGTTCCTTCAGAATTGGGAGAACCAGATTGTAAATTAATTAATCCATTTGAATTATCTAAAGGAATTGCTGGAGATTATTATTTGAAGGTTTGGCCTGATGTCACAGAACAGAGAGAAATGATGATTCACTCAGATAGTATTTTAACTATCGTGGATCCAAAATCTGATTTAATTGATAAGTATCTTGAATTAACTAAGTAATGTCTTTACGCTTTTACACTAACGTTCAAATGGTCGGAGATCAATTTCTCGTTCGTGGTTATGAAAATGGGCAAAGTTTCATGACTCGTGAGAAATTTTCTCCGACTCTTTTTGTGCCTTCTAAAAAACAAACCAAATACAAGACTCTCACTGGAGAATGTGTAGAAGCAGTTCAACCAGGATCTGTGAGAGACTGTCGTGACTTTATTAAAAGGTATGACGGAGTAGAAGGATTTAAAATTTATGGAAATGATCGTTACATCTATCAGTATATTTCTGATAATTATCCCGAAGATGAAATTAAATTTGATATTTCAAAAATCAAACTAGCTACGATTGACATTGAGGTTGCTTCCGAAAATGGATTTCCAGATGTAGAAAGTTCTGCAGAAGAAATTCTCTTGATTACTATTCAAGATTATAATACAAAAGGAATTCGCACTTGGGGGAAGGGTGAATTTAAGAATAATCAAAAAAACGTTCAGTATCGGGGATTTTCTAATGAATACGATCTTTTAAATGACTTTATTCATTGGTGGATGGATCATACTCCTGAAGTTATAACTGGATGGAATAGTGAATTGTATGACATTCCATATCTTGTTCGTCGTTTAGATAGAATTCTTGGAGAAAAGTTAATGAAACGTATGTCACCCTGGGGATTGGTGACAGAAAATGAAGTATTCATTTCTGGGCGTAAACATATTTCTTATGATATTGGTGGAATTACTCAGCTTGATTATCTCAATCTTTATAAGAAGTTCACTTATACCAATCAAGAATCTTATCGCTTGGATCATATTGCTTTTGTTGAACTTGGTCAAAATAAGTTAGATCACTCTGAGTATGATACCTTTAAAGACTTTTATACAAAAGGTTGGCAGAAGTTTGTAGAATACAATATTATTGACGTGGAACTTGTTGACCGATTGGAAGACAAGATGAAATTGATTGAACTTGCAATTACGATGGCATATGATGCTAAAGCAAATTATGCTGATGTATTTTCTCAGGTTCGTATGTGGGATACAATTATTTACAACTATCTTAAAAAAAAGAATATTGTAATTCCCCCAAAAGAAAGAACCGATAAAGATTCTAAGTATGCTGGTGCATATGTGAAAGAGCCAATTCCTGGTGTATATGATTATGTTGTCAATTTCGATTTAAATTCACTTTATCCTCATCTTATTATGCAATACAGCATAAGCCCTGAAACATTAATTGAAAAACATCAACTTAATAATCGTATTGCAGAATTGGAGAAAATGTTGTAGAATATCCTCAACTTATAAATAATAATGTGTGGATACAATAAAACAAATGCAACCAAAATTTAACATAACACAAGAACAACTACATCAACTTTATATTGTTGAAAACAAAAGTCGCAAAGAATGTGCTGAATTTTTTGGATGTTCCGACCCTCTTATTAAGCAGAAAATACGAAAGTATGGACTCCAAAAACCTAAACATTTGGAGAATAAAAATAAAGAGAGAAAGGAAACTCTTTATTGTGAAAATTGCGGTTCACCATTTATTGTAAGCAGATTTAGAGCAACAAGTGAGAAATGGAAACTTCAATTTTGTTCTCATTCTTGTTCTTCTAAATTTAGATATTTGGGAGAAGACCATAAAAGAGCATCAATAAATTATCACGCATCGTTAAGGAGAAGTAGAACTAAATATGCTTTTGATGAAACCGCAAATCAACAAAAAATAAATTCTTTTTATGAAGAAGCAGTTAAATTGACAGAAGAAACTGGTATTCCCCACGAAGTGGACCACATCATTCCAATTTCCAAAGGAGGAAAACATCACGAAAATAATTTGCAAATACTAACAGCAACTGAAAATCGCAAAAAATATAATAAAATTATGGAGAATTGAGATGTGGAAAGATGTTCGTCAAATGTCTCCTCAAGAAATTAAGGAGGAACTTGAGGCACTTAAACAGGTAAGAGAACTTACTACAAAGGTGAGTGTAGACAAACTTCTAAATCAAGAGTTGGATTTAACACCACTAACAAAAGTAAATCTCACCATGACTGCGAATGGGGCACTCTACCGCAGGGTAAAGGGATTTCTTCCAGAACTGATGGAGAAAATCTATAAAGATCGCACCATCTATAAAAAGAAAATGATTGCGGCAAAACAGGAATATGAAAAGAAAAAAACGAAGGCACTGGAAAAGGAAATTGCAAGGTGTAACAACATTCAAATGGCAAGGAAGATTCAACTTAATAGTGCTTATGGTGCTATTGGCAATCAGTACTTCCGTTATTTTAAACTAGCGAATGCTGAGGCAATTACTCTTTCAGGTCAAGTTTCAATTCGTTGGATTGAAGATAAAATTAACAAGTACTTAAACAAAATTCTTAAAACAAATGATGTTGACTATGTTATTGCTTCGGATACTGATTCTATCTATCTTAATATGGGTCCTTTGGTGGAGACTGTATACAAAGGAAGAGAAAAAACTACTGAAGGCGTTGTTTCGTTCCTTGATAAGGTCGCTAAGGTGGAACTTGAAAAACATATTGAAAGTTGTTACCAAGAACTGGCGGATTATGTGAATGCATATGACCAGAAGATGCAGATGAAACGGGAGAATATTGCCGACCGTGGAATCTGGACTGCCAAAAAACGTTATATTCTCAATGTTTGGGATAGTGAAGGTGTTCGTTATGAACAACCTAAACTTAAGATGATGGGTATTGAGGCAGTTAAATCTTCTACTCCTGCACCTTGTCGCCAGATGATTAAGGATGGTCTGAAACTGATGATGAGTGGAACTGAAGAAGAGGTGATTGAGTTTATTGATAAATGCCGTGCTGAATTCAAAAAACTTCCTCCAGAACAGATTGCTTTTCCAAGAACTGCTTCTGATGTTAAAAAGTATCAATCTTTTAATTCAATTTATGCTGAAAAAACTCCCATTCATATTCGTGGGGCACTTCTTTTTAATCACTATGTGAAGGAAAAAAATCTTACCAATAAGTATTCACTTATTAATAATGGAGAAAAAATAAAATATCTTTATTTAAAAACTCCAAATACAATTCGTGAAAATGTCATTTCCTTTATTTCGGATTTTCCAAAAGAACTCTCACTTGACAAATACATAGATTATGAATTACAATTTGAGAAAGCATTCTTAGATCCACTTAAATCAATTTTGAATTCAATTGGGTGGAAAATTGAGAAAACTATAAATCTTGATTCTTTTTTCAATTAATGGAACTTCCAATATCAGAATCAGAATTTCAAAAGATTCTTGAACTTCTTCAAAAATCTAATGAAAAACAATTATATGCTAAATTGTGGACTTTTAATTTTAATCGTAAAAAATAATTATGGATTTTCTTAAGGATATTGTAAAAGAAATCGGCGGTGAGTATACACAACTTGCTTCTGATATTGATGAGACTGAGACTTATGTTGATACAGGTTCATACATTTTTAATGCATTGGTTTCAGGTAGCATATTTGGTGGTGTATCTGGGAATAAGATTACTGCTATTGCTGGAGAGTCTTCTACTGGAAAGACTTTTTTCTCTCTCGCCGTGGTTAAGAACTTTCTTGATACTCATCCCGATGGTTACTGTCTCTACTTTGACACTGAGGCTGCTATCACTAAATCTCTATTAGAATCTCGTGGAATTGATACTTCTCGCCTTGTGGTTGTTAATGTTGTTACTGTTGAAGAGTTTCGTGGAAAGGCACTCAAAGCAGTAGATTTGTATATGAAAAAACCTGAAGGAGAACGCAAACCCTGTATGTTTGTGTTAGACTCTCTAGGTATGCTCTCTACAGAAAAAGAAATTACTGATGCACTAAACGACAAACAAGTTCGTGATATGACCAAATCACAACTGATTAAAGGTGCATTTCGTATGCTTACTTTGAAACTTGGTCAAGCAAACATTCCAATGATCGTTACGAATCATACCTACGATGTTATCGGTGCTTATGTTCCTACTAAAGAGATGGGAGGTGGTAGTGGTCTTAAGTATGCTGCTTCTACCATCATTCATCTCTCAAAGAAAAAAGAAAAGGATGGAACAGAAGTCATTGGAAACATTATCAAGGCAAAGACTGCTAAGTCGCGTTTGAGTAAGGAAAATAAAGATGTTGAAGTTCGTCTTTATTATGATGAACGTGGTCTTGATAGGTATTACGGTTTGCTTGAATTAGGAGAACTTGGTGGTATGTGGAAAAACGTTGCGGGTCGTTATGAAATTGATGGTAAGAAAATTTATGGAAAGGAAATTCTAAAAAATCCTGAACAATATTTTAATCCACAAATAATGCAAGCTCTGGATGAAATCGCACAAAAGGAATTTTCTTATGGCAAATCTTAGTGAATTGATTCAAATTTATGATGATGCTTTAGAACCAAATATTTGTGAGTTTTTGATTGGAATATTTGAACAGTTTCAAAATAACCATGAAAGAATTCAAAATGATGGTAAACAATGTTTTACACAATTTAATCTAACTGAAAATTGTAAAATTGCTCAAGAAGTTGATCAAATTCATAATCATTTAATTAGAAAAACTTTAGAGTATAAAGAAAAATATTATGAATTGATGGATAACAGATGTTTTCCTTCAGAACATGCTTTTGAACAATATAGGATTAAAAAATATAATCCTGGAGGGGAAGATTGGTTTGATACTCATGTTGATGTTGTCAATCATGAAACTGCAAGAAGATACCTTTCATTTTTTTGGTATTTGAATGATGTGGAAACTGGAGGTCAAACTCAATTTTTGAATACAAGTGTAACTCCAAAAACAGGAAGATTGGTTATGTTCCCACCTATGTGGATGTATCCTCATAAAGCTCAACCACCTTTGAGTGGAGCAAAATATCTTTTACATACATATCTTCACTATAAATGAAAAATATTCGTATTATTGAAACTAACGTTGATGTATCTGGTATTTTAAAACAACTGGAACAATATTCTGGAGATTGGGGATCTCAAAAGAAAATCAAAGATGCGGAACAACTTGATTCTAAAAAATATACTGTTACTGTTGATGTTCTTCAACTAATTGTTGGTGGAATTACCAAAGAAGGTGAATATGTTGGAAATACTGAAATTTGTGAAAAAACTCCAGCATATGAGCATCATACTGAAGTTCTTAAATTTGTTTTTAACAGATTCAAAAAATTAAGACGTTGTGCTTTTTTGTCTCTTCCTGTTGGGCAAATAGTTGGAACTCATACTGATGAAGGAACTTATTACCTTACAAAAGATAGATACCATCTTTCCATTCAGGGAAAATACGAGTATAATGTGGGTGATGAAAAGATAATTGTTGAACCAGGAACTTTCTTTTGGTTCAACAATAAACTTCCACATAGTGCAATAAACATTGGAGAGGAACCAAGAATTACATTTGTTTTTGATGTTCCTCATCACAAGAAAAATCTTTAGATTCTTATAATGGAAAAACTTGAGCTTACTATTCTCCGAAATTTAATTTATAATGAAGATTACTCTAGAAAAGTTATACCTTTTATACAACCAGATTATTTTGAACAAAGATCTGAAAAAGTTATATTTGAAGAAATTTCTAAGTTCATTGTCAAATATGGATCAGCAATTACAGTTGAAGCACTTAGTATTGAGATAGAAAACCGAACCGATTTAACTGAATCTGAAAATAAGGAGATTCATGATTTTGTTTCTAAGCTTCATGATGGTGTTGTAGAAAAACAATGGATTCTTGATACTACTGAAAAGTGGTGTAGAGATCGAGCAATTTATCTCGCCCTTATGCAATCAATTCATATTGCTGATGGTAAAGATGATAAAAAGAATCGTGACGCAATTCCAAGTATTCTTTCTGATGCCCTTGCAGTATCATTTGATAATAATATTGGGCACGATTACTTGGCAAATTATGCTGAACGTTATGACTATTACCACAAAAAGGAGGAAAAAATTGAATTTGATCTGGAATATTTTAACAAAATTACCAAAGGTGGTTTACCTCCTAAGACTCTTAACATCGCACTTGCTGGTACAGGTGTCGGCAAATCTTTATTCATGTGCCACGTGGCTAGCTCCGTGCTGCTCCAGGGGAGGAATGTATTATACATTACGCTTGAAATGGCAGAAGAAAAAATTGCTGAACGAATTGATGCAAACTTATTAAATGTTCCAATTCAGCAATTGACTGATTTACCAAGAGCAATGTTTGAGAATAAGGTTACAAGTATTTCTAAAAAAACTCAAGGAACCTTAATCATTAAAGAGTATCCTACTGCTTCTGCTCATTCAGGTCATTTTAAAGCACTTTTGACTGAACTTGCTCTAAAGAAATCATTTCGCCCAGATATTATCTTTATTGACTATCTGAATATTTGTGCTTCTTCTCGTTATAAGGGTAATATTGGAGTTAATTCCTATTCCTATATTAAAGCAATTGCTGAAGAACTTCGTGGATTAGCAGTTGAGTTTGATTTGCCGATTGTATCCGCAACACAAACGACTCGTTCTGGATATGGTAATTCTGATGTAGAATTAACTGATACTTCCGAATCTTTTGGTTTGCCTGCGACTGCCGATCTTATGTTTGCTTTAATTAGCACAGAAGAATTGGAAGGTTTGGGGCAACTCATGGTGAAGCAACTCAAAAATCGTTATAATGATCCAACAATGTATAAAAGGTTCATTATTGGTATTGATCGTGCCAAAATGAGACTTTATGATTGTGAGCAGAAAGCCCAGGATGACATTCTTGACAAAGGAAAAGAAGAGGAGTATAATTACGAAGAAGATAAACCACTTACTAAAAAATTTGAGGGATTTAAATTTTAATGGATAAACACGTGCAATTTGATAAATATGTAGAATTTGTGGATGAAGTAACTTCAGACGCATCCAAAGATTTTCTTGCTCTTTCTGATCGGTTAGTTGAACTTGATGAGAAAGGTGCAAACATTGAACGTCTTCTGACTGCTGGTGTTGGTATCAATGCTGAAGGTGGTGAGTTTCTTGAGATTATCAAGAAAATGATCTTCCAAGGTAAACCCTGGAATGCAGACAACAAAGAACACTTGATTATTGAACTTGGTGATATTATGTGGTATATTGCTCAAGCATGTAAAGCACTTGAAGTTTCAATTGATGATGTAGTTGCTCGTAACGTAACTAAACTTCTGAAGCGTTATCCTGAAGGTGCATTTGATGCTTATTTCTCTGAAAATCGTGCTAAAGGTGATCGATAATGGCAAAATCTGTAACTATTGAACTGGATGTTCGTTCTGCGGCTGCAGTTCGTCAACTTCTTTTTGAACATCAAAAAGGATATACTTATGATGAGGTTTCTGTTCCTCCTCGTATTTCTGATATTCGTGCTGTAATTTCTGATCTGGATGAGAAAATTGGTGCAGCAGTAGAATAAATAAACAACCCTTTCGGGGGTTTTATTGGGGGCATAGCTCAATTGGTAGAGCACTTGATTTGCATTCAAGAGGTTTCGAGTTCGAGACTCGATGCTTCCATACCTGTAGAAAATAAATATAATAAGATATTTCATGTAGGATAAATGCAAGTAGTGCAATCTTTTTCAATTAAAGATCCTAGTGGAAATGAGCAAGCGGCATATAATAAATTTAAACTTTATCGGGATAAAATTAATACAATTATATTTAAATCTGGAACAAAACAAATTGTATTAAATGATGTAACTAAAGTAGATTTTGTTGGTGGGGCAAATAAAAAAAATGAAAAAACAGATTTTAATATTATCTATGGTGGTAATAAAAAATTTAATATTTCTTTAAAACTTCCAAAATTTGATTCTTGGGAATCTGCTGATACTTTAATTGGGGATGTTGTTGCGGAAAAAATATTAGCATATCTATTAGAAGATTTGGATAATGCAAATACTCAACGGGAATTTATTGTTCAATCTATTCCTGATGCTTCTTTAAGTGGCAAAGTAAGATATTCAATAGTTAAAAAAAGAACAAATATTGTAGTTAATATTGCATATAAATGTAGCACTCAAGATACAAATTATGTTGTTTTTGGAAGTGATATATTAGGAATGGGTGCAATTATTGGGCACGATTTTACTGGAGATTCTAGTGTTGCTGATGCAAACGGAGTTTTAACTTTAAATGTTGAAAAAATAATTCAAAATGAAAATGAAATCTCTGAAGATTATTATCCATATTTCCAAGTTACTAGTAGAAGAGAAATTAGAAATCTATATAGATTTCCTGGATTGAGAGTTCAGGCAAAACCTAAAAAAGAATTGGGATCCTCAATTATATTACCACCTTTAAGATAATGAACAAAGAAATAAAAGAATTCATAGAAGAACTGATTTCAAAATTTCCAGAAAAAGTAAGAAACTCAAAGGATATTTTTAAGGAGTTTATTACTTATGTTTATTCTACAATTGAAGATAAAATCAACTCAACAAAACAGATTTCATCAAAGAATAAATATATAAAGATTAGGAAAAGTGTTTTACGATACTTTGTTGCAAACGAAAAAGCAATAACGTCTGAAATTCTTAAAAAGAAGACTATACAATAATGAAATCATTTTCTCAATTTTTAGAAGCAACATTTTCCAGAGCGGTTCAACAAGCAACCCGAATGGGATTGAAGTCGGATGGTCATGGTGGATATCATGATAATACTGGAGAATTTATTGCTAAAGATGTTCAGGGAAGATTAGTTTTTTATAATAAAAGACAAAGACCTGGGAAGGATCCTGCACAAACACCAAAAGAAAAACTTTTATCAGCACCAACACTAATAAGTGCTCCTCCAATTAATGAAAGTGAATTGAGGGAAAAATATATTGCTGGAGAAATATTTAACGAAGGTGATATTGTTGAAAGTATAGTAAATGGAATGATTGGTAAAATCATTCGCAGAGGTGCAAATCATTTGATTTGTGTTACTGAAGATGAAGAGATGTTCAAGTCTTGGATTAAGGATGTTAGGGAATATACTGAAGTCAGAATGGATCGTATGATGAGAGAACCTGGAAAACCAAATACATTAGAAGGAACCAAAGGATATTTTAAATACGTGGCACAACAAACTCCAGGAGCACTTGGAACTGGAAAAGAAAATTTACAACAAGGTGGAAAAGCATATGGTATTGATTTCATAAATAAATATAGAAAAAAGTAAGTGGTAAAATTTAAATGAGCACTCGTATTTTTGAAGATCTTCCTTCAAGAAAGGATATTCCCGTCGCATCTCCAAGACCTGAAAAAGGTAGGGAAGATAAAAAAGATAGTGGTGCCGAGGGTGGAGAAAAAAGAGTTCGCCAAGCAGTTTATGATATTCGCTATAGGGCAAGGAGAGAAGAGATTCCTGTAATGCAGGCTTTTTCGCAATATATGCAAAATACTTCCATGAGTGGTGCCGAAAGAGCAGCAGTAAAAGCAAAACTCAGCGAAGAGTATGTAATTAATGAAATGGCTGTTGATACTGTCGCAACTGCGATGTTTAAAGTTTTTGTTGAAGGTATTGAAGAAGAAGTAGAAGAACTTGAGTATCTTCAACAACTTGCCGAGATGCAAGAAAGAAAATATAAAGTAAGAGTTACTGATAAGAATTCTGGTAAATCTTATGTAAGATATGCGACTCGTGAAAAAATTAATGAATTGAGAGCAAATCCAAATATTGAGTCAGTAGAAATGACTGAATATGGTGAGCCTTATGAAGGTGAGAAAAAGAAAGGTGAACAAACCGCAAGAGCAAAGGCTGGTAAAGGATTAGATCCAGTTGGTAAAGAAGATTCTGATGTAAATAACGATGGCAAAGTGGATAAAACCGATAAGTATCTTCTTCATCGTAGAGAAGTTCGTGGTAAAGCAATTGCCTCACATCATGAAGCATATGATATTTTTGAAAAAACTGCCCCAACAGTAGATCAAAATGATACTGAAATTGTATCAAATGAAGAAAAGGGTGCTAATAATTATGCCAAAAATAGAAAAGGAAAAGCAGCGGTTACTTTATATCCAACTATTCAACCAGCAGGTGGAATGCAGAATGAGGAAGTTATTTCTGAAAAATCAGTAAGCACTGCTCAACAGAAATTTATGGGTATGGTTCATGCTCTTAAAAAAGGTAAAATGAAAAATGCTTCACCAGAAGTCAAAAAAGCGGCAGGATCTATGAGTGATACTGAAGCAACTAAATTTGCTTCTACAAAGCACAAAGGACTTCCAGCACATGTTGCTAAAGAAGAAGTTCAACTTGACGAAATGGGAATGCCCATCATTGTAATGAAAAAGAATTCTAAAGAAGGATCCTTTGATAGAATGGATACTTATGAGACTGATGATGTGAAAAAAATCAATAAGGATGATCCAAGAGGGAAATTTGGTAAGGATCAAAAAGTAAAAAATACCCTACATTCTATGGGTGCTAAAAAGGTAATGGTTGTTGGTGAATCATCTGCTGATGATGCTATGAATGTAGTTAAAAAAAATATGGTAAAACAGTATGGTGCTAAAGCAATTGTAGGTTCTGCTGCAAATAAAAGAGCACAAGCAGAAAAAGCATCAGAACCAAAACCAAAAAAACCAAAAAGAAAACTTCCAGGATATAGTATTCCTGGAGCACCTCCCGAAAAATCATACCACGATTGATAAATAACTCAGGTTTCACTTATTACAATAGAGGTTATTATGACTACCGCACTTATTTTTGCTACAATTAAAGGACTGAGCGCAGCAAATGTTCAACTTGGACTTGGCGCTCTTTTAGCAGTATCTGAGGTTCTTGGAGCAGATCCAAGAGTTAAAGCAAACGGAATTGCTTCATTTATTTTGATTCAAGCACAAAATTTCTTAAAATCAAAAGAATCTAAGTGATTTTTGAATAGGATTAATAAATGGGAGATCCAAAAACTGGATCTCCTTTTTTTATAAATATTCATAGAAAAAGAATTATAGGTAAAAAACATGGCTCTCTGGGGGATTTCAACAGCGGCAGAAACTGCAGCAAACCAGTATGCTTTGCCTAAGTATGTTCACCAAGTAGCAAGATCAAATAGCAGACACGATGTTTTTGCTGATGCTCGTGGGTGGGTTCAAAGACATTACAAGACACAAGAACATTCAGGGATTTCTACTCGTTTTTGGGATGAAGTTTTAGTTCCTATTGCCCAACCTGGTCTTGCTGGAACTGGTGGTTATAGTGTTTCTCTCGGAAGTACCTTGACTGGTTTGGGACTTGCTACTCCCGTTGCAGTATTTTTTGAAGATCCGAATAAATCATCAGTTATTTCAGTAGGCGCTGGTGGAACAACTGGAATTGGAACTGGTAAAACCGGATACGTTCATTTAGTATTTAATGAAGTTGTATTTGCTGGTGCTGGTGCAACGATTTCAATTAATCGTTCTACAGGAACACCAATTGTTGCAACAGCAGCTTCTGTAACTCCAGGAGTAACTGTTGCTAGTTGGACTTATCAATATCCTAATGCTGGTGTGGGAACTGTTACTAATGCTGGTGGACCTCAATTAGTTACAAATTATAATGGACAAATTACCAATAGAGTTGCATTTGCCTTTACTGTACCATCTACTGGAATTGGAACGGTATTAACAATTGATACAACTAAGGGATTTATTGGTGTAATTACTGATATGTACTTTGGTTCTGGTGTTACAAGTTCATTTACTTCTGATATGATTCGTAATGTTGGTGGAGCAGGAACTTATCTTTCAGTTCAAAAAGATGGTGTGACTGCTGTTGGACTTGGAACAACTACTTTAACTATTACTGCATGATATGAGATTTGATGAATTGAACGAAAATAACTACATGTTATTTGCTATAAAATTCTACGATAATCCTCAAGCACTTACGAAAGAAGATTTTGAGGATGATTTAAAAAGAATTAAATATATCAAAAGATTATTGAAAAGATATAAGAATACTGGAGTTCTTAAAACTCATTTAGTATTAAATCATCTTACTATTCTTTTTAATGTCTTTAATGATGCTGCAGTTCCTTTGTTATTTTATAATTTAGATAGAGATCTTTGGCCGGTGATTAAAAGTTTTTTGGTATTTTTGAATAGACTTCCAGAATACCCAAAAACCGAAATTAATAGTATTGATCAAGATGATAATTGTCTTTCTATGTTACAACTAATCTAATGGATATCAATAAAATCATTTCAATTATTCGTAACCTTAAAGAAGATGGTGGAGCTGCTGGTGGTGGAATGGTTGCGAATGCTCCTGGAACTCAAGGAGGATTTGGTGCATCTTCTGATCCAAAAGGACCCACTGCTGGATTTGATCCAGTAATGGGTGGAATACAAAGAAGAAAATATGCAAGAGGTGGAAGAGGATCCCGTATAAATTGGTTACCCAAAAAATCTAAATAGTTGAAGATCACCAAATCTGCACCACTATCCCACCAAACCAATGGCAGACGAAGTTAAGTTGGCAGTTCTAGAACAGAAGTTTGCCGATTTTGCAAATATTGTGAATCGTCTAGATGATGCTATTGATAAATTGAGTGAAGTAAGTTCAAATGTAGTTAAAATGTTAGCAGTTCATGAAGAAAGAATTGAGCAAGCTGTGAAAACAAATGATATCTTGTTTAAGCTTGTTGAAGAACGCAAAAAGGAAAATGAAAAACACTATGAAAGAACCTGTGAAAGAATTGAAGAACTTGAAATTAAAGTAGAAGAAGTTAAAAAAGTCAAATGGATGATTATTGGAATGGGAGTTTTGGTTGCCACTGCCTCAAGCCTACTTGGAAATTATCTGGCAAATTCCTTGACACCAAACAATACTTCTGTTAGAATGGATCACCAGATAGTTTCTCCACAGAATGGATCTAATTGACTCCAAATATATTGGACTTTTATCATCAAGACTTGAAAAATTCAAACAAGTAAAACAAAATCTTTATAATTTTAGATGCCCCATTTGTGGTGATTCTCAAAAAAATAAGAATAAGACTCGTGGATATCTTTATTCCTTAAAGAATAATACAAACTTTAAATGCCATAATTGCGGAGCAAGCACCTCCTTTAATAACTTTCTCAAGAAATTAGATTCAACTCTTCATAAACAATACACGCTTGAAAAGTTTAAAGATGGTTTTACTGGTAAAAACTTTGTAGTTGAAGAACCAAAGTTTGAATTTAAACAACCAGTATTTGTAAAGAAAATTGATCTTCCAAAAGCGTCGGAGAATGAACTTGCAAAAAAGTATCTAGAAAGTCGGAGACTTGATCCCGACCGATTTTACTATGCTGAAAAGTTTAAAGAATGGACAAATACTCAAATTGAAACTTTTTCTAATTTGAAATATGATGAACCAAGAATTATTATTCCTCTTCGTAAAAAAGATGGAAGTATGTTTGGATTTCAAGGAAGATCTATTCTTCCCAGTAAGGTTAAATATATTACAATCATGTTAGATGATGAGCAACCAAAAATTTATGGGTTAGATCGAGTAAATGAAAATGAAGAAGTTTATGTTACTGAAGGACCATTTGATTCAGAATTTATACCCAATTCGTTGGCAATGTGCGGGGCTGATGTTATACTTGATTGCATACTCTTTCGTAGTCGTACATTTATTTACGACAATGAGCCCCGCAACAAAGAGATCGTTCAACGATATGAAAAGTGTATCTCTAACGGAGAAAAAATTGTAATTTGGCCCAGATCAATTAAAGAAAAAGATATTAATGATATGGTGATCTCTAGACATAATGTCATGGAAGTGATAAAATTAAATACATATAAAGGCTTAGAAGCAAAGGTTAAACTCAACGAATGGAAAAAGGTATGACTAACGGAACCCGAGTAATAAAAAGATCTGGTGATATTGAGAGTTTAAATCTCAATAAACTTCATGTAATGGTAGAAGAATCCTGCAAAGATCTTGCTGGGGTTTCTGCTTCTCAAGTGGAGATGAAATCTGGTATTCAGTTTTATGATGGAATTACCACCGCAGAGATTCAAGAAATTTTAATTCGTTCGGCATCGGATTTGATTGATCTTGATCATCCAAACTATCAATTTGTTGCCGCTCGTCTTCTTTTGTTCTCTTTGAGAAAGCAATTGTTTGGATTGATGCATGAATGCCCAACTGTATTGGAGCATACCAAGCAGTGTGTAAATCTGGGAATTTATGATGAAGAAATTCTGGATCTTTATTCTGAAGAAGAATTTGATAAACTCAATTCTTTTATTGATCATGATAGAGATATGCTCTTTACCTATGCAGGTCTTCGCCAAGTAGTTGATAAGTATCTTGTTCAGGATCGTAGTTCTGGAAAGATCTATGAGACTCCGCAGTTCATGTATATGTTGATTGCCGCTACAATTTTTTCTAAGTATTCCAAAGAAACCCGTTTAGACTACGTTAAGAAGTATTATGACGCAATCTCAAAACACAAAATCAACATCCCAACACCAATCATGGCGGGTGTTAGAACACCCCTTCGTCAATATGCATCTTGTGTTCTCGTTGATGTTGATGACTCCCTCGATAGTATCTTTACTAGTGATATGGCTATTGGCAGATACGTCGCTCAAAGGGCTGGTATCGGCATTAACGCAGGTAGAATCCGTGGGATCAACTCTAAAATCAGAGGTGGAGAGGTACAACACACAGGCATTATCCCCTTCCTTAAAAAGTTTGAATCAACTGTACGATGCTGCACACAAAACGGTATCAGAGGTGGTTCTGCTACAGTTCACTTTCCTATCTGGCACCAAGAAATAAGTGATATCCTTGTATTAAAAAATAATAAAGGAACCGAAGATAATCGTGTTCGTAAGTTAGACTATAGTATCCAAATCAGTAAGTTGTTCTATGAACGATTCATCGCCAACGAAGAAATTTCGTTATTCTCCCCACACGACGTTCCTGGTTTGTATGATGTTTTTGGCACTGATCGATTTGACGATCTATATGTGGATTATGAACGAAATGAGTCTATTCCAAGAAAAACTATCTCAGCTCAAGAACTCTTCTTGGATCTTCTGAAAGAAAGGGCAGAGACGGGTCGTATTTACATCATGAATATTGATCACTGCAATTCTCATAGTTCTTTCTTAGATAAGATTAATATGAGTAATCTTTGCCAAGAAATTACTCTTCCAACTGATCCTATTGAACATATTGATTCTACCGATGGAGAAATTGCTCTGTGTATACTTAGTGCTATTAATATTGGAAAAATTAAGACCAATGAGGATCTTGAAGTTCTTTGCGATCTTGCTGTTCGCAGTTTGGATGAGCTCATTGATTTCCAAAACTACCCCGTCAAATCTGCAGAAGTCGCCACAAAGGCACGTAGATCGCTTGGGGTTGGTTATATCGGTCTTGCCCACTTCCTTGCTAAACATGGCGTCAAATACGACTCTCCAAAGGCATGGGAACTTGTTCATGATCTCACCGAATCTTTCCAATATTACTTAATCAAGGCAACTGTAAATCTTGCTAGAGAAAAGGGTGCTTGTGAATATTCTCATAGAACTAAGTATGCTCAAGGAATTCTTCCAATTGATACTTACAAAAAAGATGTAGATGAGTTGGTTCCAAATAACTTAAAACATAACTGGGAAAGACTGAGAGAGAAGGTCATCAAATATGGCGTCAGAAACTCCACTCTATCCGCTCAGATGCCCTCTGAAAGCAGTTCTGTAGTTTCTAATGCCACAAATGGTATTGAACCTCCTAGAGGATTTCTATCCATCAAGAAGTCAAAGAAAGGACCACTAAAACAAATCGTTCCTCAGTATCAAACTCTCAAGAATAACTATACTCTTCTTTGGGATATGAAATCTAATGAGGGTTATATCAATATTGTTGCCGTGATGCAAAAGTTCTTTGATCAGGCGATCTCAGGAAATTGGTCGTATAATCCAGAGAACTATCCTGATAATGAAGTTCCCGTTTCAGTCATGGCGGCAGATCTTCTTACAACTTACAAATATGGTTGGAAAACTTCATATTATCAAAATACTTATGATATTAAATCCGATGAAGTTAAAGAAGATAATCAACCAGAACTACAAGCACTTTTGGATGATATTCTAAGTTCTGGTGAAGAAGATTGCGAAAGTTGTAAAATTTGATTGATAAAAAAACTTAATAAATTTTTTGGTTAAATATTAATGCATGACTTTAAATTTGTAAGAGAGGAAATCAAGTGAGCGTTGTAAATTTCAAAATCAATTCCAATTCTACCCAGGAGCAAAGCATGGTCAATTCCATGACCGTTTTTAATTCTGAAGAAGTAGATACTAAAAAACAACCCATGTTTTTCGGAAAACCATTAGGAATACAACGCTACGATACTTACAAGTATCCAATCTTTGAGAAATTAACTACACAACAATTAGGTTATTTCTGGAGACCTGAAGAGGTTTCATTACAGAAGGATCGTGGAGATTACCAATCTTTACGACCTGAGCAAAAGCATATATTCACTTCTAACCTGAAGTATCAGGTTATGCTTGATAGTGTTCAGGGACGTGGTCCTGGAATGGCATTCGCACCATACTGTTCTCTTCCAGAATTGGAAGCATGTATGAAAGTATGGGAGTTCATGGAAATGATACATTCCCGTTCCTACACATACATAATTAAAAATGTTTATTCTGATCCATCAGAGGTATTTGATACCATTTTGAAGGATGAACGAATTTTAGAACGCGCACATAGCGTAACTGAGGCATATGATTCTTTTATCAATAGTGCTCAGCATTATGGTTCTTCTGAACTTTGGAAATTTGCTAACGAAGATATCCCATACGCCAAAGGAGAACAATATGAACTCAAACGCAAGCTGTTCAGAGCAGTTGCAAACGTTAATATTCTTGAAGGTATTCGCTTTTATGTCAGTTTCGCTTGCAGTTTTGCATTTGGCGAACTCAAGCTTATGGAAGGAAGTGCAAAAATCATCTCCCTCATTGCAAGAGACGAAAATCAGCATCTAGTTATCACTCAAAATATTTTGAATAATTGGGCAAAGGGTGATGATAAGGAAATGCAACAAATTGCTAAAGAAGAAGAACAGTGGGTTTATAAAACTTTTGAAAACGCAGTCAATCAAGAAAAGCTTTGGGCAGAATATCTGTTTAAGGATGGATCAATGATTGGTTTGAATGATAAACTTCTTTGTCAGTATGTTGAATGGATAGCAAATCGTCGCATGAAAGCGATTGGATTGAAACCACTTTATGATATTGCTGCTAAAAATAATCCACTTCCTTGGACGGAACATTGGATTAGTTCTAAGGGTCTTCAAACGGCAAATCAAGAAACGGAAAATGAATCTTATATCGTTGGTGGTATCAAACACGATGTTACTATTGATACTTTTAGTGGATTTAAACTTTGACAAAAGTAAGAAACTGAAATATAATAATATATAAATAGTATTAGAGTTCAGTTTCTTACTTATGTATTATGTTTATGAATTAATAGACCCGAGAGTTAATCTTCCTTTCTATGTTGGAAAGGGGAAAGATAATCGGGTCTATTTTCATTTGTCTGAAAAATCAAGAGCAAAAAGTGATAATGAAAGAAAATTTAATAAAATACAAAAAATAAGAAAAGAAGGATATGAACCAGAAATCAAAATAGTTCAATATTTTGAAAATGAAAATGATGCCTATAATTATGAAGAGCAGTTAATAAAAAAATACGGTAGAATTAGATATGATGAAGGTGGAATATTAACAAATATATGTGAGAGTTCAAGACCACCAAAATTAAAAGGTAAAACTTACCAAGAAATATATGGTGACAATTGGGAATACCAGATAGAAAACAGAAGACAGGCACAAATAGATGCAGGTGGGTATGGTCCCAAAAAACATACTGAAGAAACTAAAAGAAAAATAAGTGAAAAAGTGGCAGGAAAAAACAATCCAAGTTATGGTGTTCCTTGCAGTGAAGATAAAAAAAGAAAAATAAGCGAAAGAGCAAAGGAAAGATTTTCTACAGGATTTAAATCTCCATCATCTAAAACTTGGAAACTTATTTCACCAGAAGGAACAGAATATACTATTATTGGCGGATTGCAAGAATTTTGCAAATTTCATAATATTTCTTATGCTACTATGTGTGCTGCTATTAAATATAATAGAACTGGTCCAAGGAAAAACGGATGGAGTATAAAAAATGAAACCAAAAATACTCAATGACGATGGAAATTATGATGAATGGTGTGAGGCAGAACTTTTAAATGCATTTAAAGATGCTGCCGAATATGATGATTTTATTTTTGGAAATTTTGATTGGAATGAGTATTGGTTAAATCAAGAAACAAATGATGTTTATTGAGGGTCTTCGGGCCCTCTTTTTTTATAAATAACCATATAACAGGAATTTTTATAGAAAAATGAGTTCTCTTTCTTCGGGCAAATTAGAAGACATTAAATATCTCTACGAAAATGTTGTTAATAGTAATCAAGAGCAGTTAGATGAAGTATCAATGCCTGGAGCGGGAGCACCAACAGCAGCATCTTCTGCAAGAAGTTCATATATGAGATCTGCAGGTCAACAAGCAGTCAAAGGATATCAACAATCTCAAGCAGATGATAAAGCAGTTCAAGCAAGGCAAAATGCTTATAGAGCTGCAAGAACAAACACTCTTCCTGGTGCAACTACAAAATCTCAATTGATGGGAGGTTCTAAACCCACTACTCCCGTAGCTCCTGCTAAAACAGCACCAACAGCTCGCACTGCTCCTTCAGCCCCTACTGCTCCTAAAGCACCAGTGGCTCCTGCTAAAACAGCACCAGCTGCGGCAAAACCAGCAGGTTCTCCAATGCAGCAATGGGCAGCAGCACATCCAGATCTTGCTGCTAAAGTAAAATCAGGACAATCTGGTTATGCTGATATTCAACAACAAAGAAATGCAGCATCATTAAGTGCTCCTAAAGCACCTGCATCTTCTACTTTGGGTCAAACAGTTTCCGCAGCGTCTCAACCATCAGCATTCAAACCTGTAACTCCTTCTGCTGCCACGGCTGCTGCTCCCAGCACCTCTTCTGCTGCCTCTGGAAGCGTTGTTCCAGCAACCAATAAGATTGCTGCAATGAAGCAACAACCTGCTGTAGCACCTTCTGGAACCCTCTCACAATCCTATGAGTATGATGATGCTTATGATGTAGTTCTTGAGTATCTTCTTGATACTGGACACGCTGAAACCATCGCAGAAGCACAATATATTATGACTGAACTGGATGAAGAAACGATTGCTGAAATCGCTCATGGAACTGGTAAAAGAGTCATGCCTTCCGCTAAGAAGCGTTCAGAACTTGCTAAGAGAGCAAGAGCAGGTAAAGATATTGGACACAAAGGAAAGGGATTTGAGGCGGTAGCAGCGAAGGCTGAGAAGCAATATGGATCCAAAGAAGCTGGTGAAAGAGTTGCTGCTGCTGCGATGTTCAAAGCACAGGCAAAAAAAGGTTGATAAGAACCTAACATAATTCTTAAGAGGGCTTGACAGCCCTCTTTTTTATGAGTAGAATAGGTTTGTTCCGGTTGAGATAAATAAGGCTTAATAATACTTTAAGTTCTTAAGATGAGTTATGATAATCCGTGGAGATATAACGGAGAGATATTTGATAGTGATGATATCAAAGATTACTACGGATTTGTGTATTTAATAGAATGTTTAGAGAATGATAGAAAATATTTGGGAAGAAAGTATTTTTGGTCATTTAGAACCCCAAAAGGAAAGAAAAGAAAAGTAAAGAATGAAAGTGATTGGAAAAAATACTACGGATCATGCCCAGAACTCAAAGAAGATATTGTAAAGTTAGGAAAAGATAAGTTTAAAAGAAGTATTTTGTCTCTTCATAAGACATTAGGTAAAACTAACTATGAAGAAACTAGAATGTTATTTCTCAATAATGTTTTAACGGAAGCATTGGAAGATGGATGCCCAAGGTATTACAATTCACAAATTTTAAATCGTTACTACAAAAAAGATTATTTTGATAAGGAGTTGCTAAACTGATTGGGGTGTGATAAACTGGTGGAAGCAATAAATAAATGTGGTTATGAAAACTTTGGAAGAGGCTCTTCGCCACTCACATGATTGGGCAATAGATAGAATTCATCAGTTAAGTGAAAATAAATATTATGATGATGCATATGCAATTCAACAAGAATTTAAAGAATGGTTTGATCCGACCATAGAGGATCACGATATTTTTTCCTTACAAGAACTAGAATAATGACTATTCAACTTACAGATGTAGCAAAATATTATACTGGAACTGATGAGCAGAAAGCAGCTCTTGAGTTTCTTCAAAGTAAAGTTTTAGAAAAAACATTAACTGAATTTGCTTGTAAGTATCGTGGAAGTGCCGTTGATACTTCTCCAATCACCTTGGTAAATGCCGCAACTTATTATAAGGGAACAGCAGCACAGATTTCTGCATTTACTTATCTTCAAAGTTTGATTGATACTGCAACGTTAACTCAATTTGAAACTCTTTGGAGAAAACAACCAGCAGAATTGGTATCAAAGGCACAACTGGCACATGTCTGGGGATGCTCTACTGCTGATATTCCAACAAGTCAAGTAGCAGATTTAAATAATTGTCTGAGAACTTTTAGTATTAATAAAACTCTTCGTATGCGTCATTTTATTTCACAGATTTCTCATGAATCTTGTGGTGGAAGATATACAGAAGAACTTGCTTCTGGTTGGGATTATGAAGGTAGAAGTGATCTTGGAAATACTCAACCTGGAGATGGTCCTAAGTATAAAGGCGCAGGATTTATTCAATTGACTGGTAGAGCAAACTATCAGGCATTTGCTAATTATATTCATGATCCAAAAGTCATGGATGGAGTTTCTTATGTTGGTAACAAGTATCCTGCAACCAGTGCAGGATTCTGGTGGTATAGAAATGGAATGAATGCTCTGTGTGATAAGAATCCATCAGTAGAGCAAGTTACCTTGAGAGTCAATGGTGGTTATAATGGTCTTTCAAGTAGAGAAGCATACTTTCAAAAGTGTTGTGAGGTGATTAAATAAATACATTATACCTGGAGTGCTTGAATGCTGTCTACACAATATCGTTTAAGATTAGAGGCAATTTGCGATAAAATTATTAAAAGAGAAAGTGTTGAATTGAGTGAAATGATATGGGCAGAAAAACTTGCAAAAGCAAATCGTTCTGCCGCAACAATACTTCGCCAGGCAAGAAGAAAGGCAGAAAATCCAGACATGGTTGAAGGTGATATGGATGACTTTCTCAATCAATTAGACATTGGTGGAATTGGGGATGAGAGAAAGGGCATATCTGGATTCAATAGTGCAGATGATATTGTAGATTGGTTTAAACAAGATAAAAATGAAGACTGGAGGCAAAGAGATTAAATGAAATCGTTTAAAAACTTTTTAAAAAATTCTTGTAATTTAAAAGAAAGCAAAGAATCTTCAGATAAAAAGATTCATAATGATGCTTTTGTATATCTTGATCCCAAACCTCCAGAAAATAAGTTTGCACAATGTTCAACTTGTTCCTTATTTTTACCAGGAAAACAAAGGTGTGCAATTTTCAGTGAAGATTTTAAAGTTGTAGCAAATGCTGCATGTAGTTTGTATGTTCATGGAAAACCGCATGATGATCAAAAAATTATCAATTCAGTTTCTCCAGAAGAAGCAGGATATGTAGTTGGTCAAGTTCGTTGTGAAAATTGTGGTTGGTATGAAACCGATCATAAAGAATGTGGATTATATGAAATGTTAAATAAAAAACTTCCTGATGTTTTTGATTTGGATGAATATGTAGATCCCAAAGGTTGCTGTAATGCTTGGGGTAAAAAAGAATAATTAAATAATAACTCTTTTTACACCAATATCATCTCCAGTTCTTGTAGTCACTAAAGGAATGATTTCAATTCCACGAGAAGAGAGTTCTTTTTGCCTTTCTTTAAATACTCTAATTACACTTTTACTGTATTCTCCGGCAAGAATAACTACTTTCTTTACGGTAGGAAGAACCTTTGGATCATAGAGATAATTTCCAAGTGCTTTACCAAGATGAAGTTCATCAAGTTCTTCGCCTTTATGAATACCAGCCTGACACTCATAAATTGAGATGATGTGTCCATTCTCATCAAACTCAACTCCATCAATTTCTCCAGCATCAGTATAAAACTCTGCCTGTAGATTTTCTAATACCATTCCAGAAGCTTCACAAACTAGAGAGCAAAACATTGGCGACATTGTTGCTCCACGTTCCTTAAGACCATCAAATTGAGTTCCCTCAAATAAGACGCCCATTTTAGTTGGTGATAGTTGAATATATTATTTAGTAATAAATAGTAGTATCCCACTCTATAGGGCAATGAAACATAAATGTTTC